TCGGACTTACTAAAAGAAGCGATTGCTGACGCTAAAGCTGTTAAAGAAACTGCATTAGCAAACGCTAAAATAGCTCTCGAAGAAGCTTTTGCTCCTAGAATTCACAATATGCTATCAACAAAACTTTCTGAAGATTTGTATGAAGACGAAATGGAAGACGAAACAACTACAGCCCCGGTGGATGAAGTTGAAGTAGCTGAACATGACGTTATGTACGAGCCTGAAGCAGAAGGCGGAGAGATGGATGCTGCACCTGCACCTGAAATGGATGCTGAAATGGACATGGAAATGCCAGCTGAAGAACCAGCTGTCGATGACATGGAAATGGAAGGCATGATGATGAAAGATGTAGATGAAGATCCAACTGATGTTAATAGTGGTGTTGAAGAAGATCTAGAATTAGAAGCAATTATTAGAGAGTTAGAAGAAGATTTAAATGAAGAAGAATTAACTGAAGAAGAGTTAACTGAAGAAGAAATAGCAGAAGATGCTCATAATAAAGACGCTGCTGATTCTACTGATTCAAAAGGAAATGATCTAATGGCTGAACCTAAAGATATGAAAAATGAAGAATTCAATATTGATGAAATCATTGAAGGTATTTTAGCAGAAGACGATGACATTAACGAAGAAGAAGTAGTAACAGAAGGCGAACACGAAGACGAAGATAAAGATTCCAAAGAAAAAATGGATGAAATATCTGAAGAACTTACAGAAGCATATTCTACTATCGAATCTTTAAGAGACACAATTAATGAAGTTAATCTTTTAAATGCAAAACTTCTTTACACGAATAAATTATTTAGAAATTTTGAATTATCAGAAAATCAAAAAATGAAAGTAATTGAAAACTTTGATAGAGCTGGTAATACAAGAGAAGTTAAACTTGTATTTAGTACATTAGCAGAAAATTTTACAGTTCCTGTAAAAAAGAGAAAAGTAGTTAAAGAAGGCACTGCCTCTAAAGCAACTCAATCAACTGCTCCTGCAACTAAAACAATAATTAACGAAGGTAATGAATTAGCTAACAGATGGAAGAAGTTAGCAGGATTACTAGGTTAATTAAAAAAAAGGAAAATAAAAAATGGAAATTTCATCTTTATTAGAAGATAATAATCCTTCCCAAAGAAATGCAGCAGTAAAAACTGTAACTAAATGGGAAAAGACAGGTCTTCTAGAAGGTTTAAAAACCGAAACTGAAAAAGCAGGTATGGCTCAGCTTCTTGAAAATCAAGCTAGACAACTTGTAAAAGAAGCTTCATCTACTGGTACTACTGAAGGATCAGAAGAATGGGCAGGTGTTGCTTTACCATTGGTAAGAAGAATCTTTGCTGAATTTGCAGCAAAAGAATTTGTTTCTGTACAACCAATGAACTTACCATCAGGACTAGTATTTTATTTAGATTTCAAATATGGAACTGAAAAAGCTGGATTCGATGGCGATAACTTAAACAGAACTGGAGAGCCATTTGCTTCTCCAAATGCTGATGATTCTATGTTTGGTGTAACTACTACAGCTGATGACCCAACAGGCGGTCTTTATGGTGCTGGTAGATTTGGTTACTCAATTAATGAATTAGCAGTAACTGCATCAGGTACTGTTGCATCTGCAACATCTGCTTCTGTAAATTATGACTCTGCTTATACAGATACTGGTATAGCAAATCATAAAGTAGTTAGTGTACCATTATCATCATTATCAGGATCTGACTCATTAGCAGTAAGATCATTTATTATTACAACTGGTTCAGGTGGTACTGTAAATCAACTTAGTGCATTTACAAGATTATCTACGGATAAAACTAAAGTTGAATTTGTAATTACTGGATCAGGCGGATTAGCTCCAGCTGGTACACGTGATTATATCATAAAATATAGTGCACAACCATCTGATATATCTAGAGGAGATTTTGAAGATTCAAATCCTTTCAAAGGATCTGGTGCTGGTACTGGTATCGACAATGGTACTGATATTGACATTCCAGAAGTGAATCTAGAAATGCAATCAGATCCTATAGTAGCTAAGACTAGAAAGTTAAAGGCTGTATGGACTCCTGAATTTGCTCAAGATTTAAATGCATATCACTCAATTGACGCTGAAGCTGAATTAACTTCAATGTTAAGTGAATATGTATCAATGGAAATTGATCTTGAAATTTTAGATATGTTAATTAACGGTGCATTAACAACAGAATATTGGTCAGCTAACTCAAATCAATTCTTTGATGCTGCTACTAATTCATTTGTTGGAAGAGCTGTTGATGCCGGCGGATATTATAATACGCAAGGAGAGTGGTTCCAAACTTTAGGAACTAAGCTTCAAAAAGTATCTAACAAAATTCACCAAAAAACATTAAGAGGTGGCGCTAATTTCTTAGTAACTAGTCCAGCTGTTGCAACTATCCTAGAATCTATTCCTGGATTTGCTGCAGATACAGACGGTACTAAAATGGAATTTGCTGCTGGTGTTCAAAAAATTGGTGCAATCAATAATAGATACACAGTATATAAAAACCCATACATGAAAGAGAACGTAATCCTTATGGGATACAGAGGAGCTCAATTCCTTGAAACTGGTGCAGTATATGCTCCATATGTACCTCTAATCATGACTCCACTTGTATACGATCCTGTTAACTTCACCCCAAGAAAAGGTGTAATGACAAGATATGCTAAGAAAATGGTAAGACCAGAATTCTACGGTAAAGTATATGTTGCTGGATTAAATTCTATTTAATAGTTAATTAATTATTAAATAATTTAAACACTGAGAGGGATGATTCGTCATCCCTTTCTTACTGTTTTGATATTTATTATAAAAGAAGTACTATGGCAGCCCCAAGAATAAAATATTCAATACAAGCAAGAATAAGATATAAAGGTAATTTAGTCGACGTTTTAGATAGAATTAGAGCTATACGTATGGTGTTAATGGTTCATATCGAACAAGATTTAGGTAAAGGAGCTGAATTAATAACAATGAAAGTTTTGTCTCCTTATTCAGCTAAAAAAACATTTCAAGCAATTCAACAACTAAGTACTAGAAAAATTGAATCGTTAGAGCAAATGCAACTGTTAAATAGTACATTAATGAAATTAGAATAAGGAAAAATAATGCCAGATTACAGTGTAAATAAACCAATATGGCCAGGATCGTCATCATTTTCTGCAGGAGATACTCCATTTGGATTTTTTGATAATGATACATTATTTCAACAACAAGCTGATAGTTTTGCAAAACATGCAGCACAAAATGTTGGATATCCAATCATGGATGTTGAACTATTAGATATAAATTTTTATAATGCTTTTGAATCTGCTGTTATTGAATACTCAAATCAAGTTAATCAAATTAATATTGCTAATAATTTATTAAGCACATTGGGTATACAAACCGGTTCTGATTTTTTGTCATCAAATGGATTTTCAGATACATTAGTAGGATCTTCATTATCATATATAACTAAACTATCAAAAACATATGGCACAGAAGCAGATTCTGGAGGTAATTTAACGTGGCATTCTGCATCTATAGATGTAGTACCTGGACAACAAACATATAGTATAAAAGCAGCTGTTGAAAAAACATTAGGAATAACTTTAACAAATACGAGTTCTATAGAAGTAAAACGAGTATTACACAATGTCCCGCCGGCTATAATAAGATATTTTGATCCATTTGTAGGAACTGGTTTAGGTTCACAAAATTTAATGGATGCATTTGATTTTGGAGGATTTTCTCCATCTGTTAATTTCATGTTAATGCCATTGCATCAAGACTTATTAAGAATACAAACTATAGAATTCAATGACAGAATTAGAAAATCACATTTTTCATTTGACATACATGGAGATGATATAAGATTATATCCAGTACCAGGAACAACAGGTACAGCTGCAACACCATTTTATAAAAACGTATGGTTTGAATTTATATTTGAAGATAAAAAAGCAGATGAAGCTTTATTATTTGGAAATGCTGCAGTAATGGATGGAGTTGTAAGTGATGCATCTAATATTCCATATAAATATCAAAAATATTCTCAAATTAATGATATGGGAAGAGCCTGGATATTTAGATATGGATCTGCATTAGTAAAAGAAATGTTAGGATATGTTAGAGGTAAATATTCTTCTGTACCAATACCAAATTCAGAAGTAACATTAAATGGATCTGATTTAGTAACACAAGGACAATCAGAAAAAGAAGCATTGATTACACAACTAAGAGAATTTTTAGATAAATTAACTAAAGAGAGTATGATGACAAGACAACAAGCTGAAAATGATGCGATGAATGAAGTATTGTCAAAAGTACCAACAAAAATTTACGTAGGATAATATGGCTCTATTTGGAACACAACGAGATGCTAAATTTCTAGCTTCAATTAATGCAGAATTATTAAATGCAATAATTGACACAGAAATAGAATTTTTTAAATTAGTTGTAGAACAATCAAACTCCAATATATATGGAGAGTCTGTTTCAAAAACATATTTTAACTCTATACTTATTCCTGCTTTAATAACAAAAGAAAATAAAACTGCTAATATGGATGATTATGGACATTCATATACCAGAACAGCTCAATTTGGAATATCAAGAGATATATTAGAAAAAGCATCATTTTATCCAGAAGTTGGAGATATAATTAAATGGGATAATGAATTCTATGAATTAGATAATGTAGATGCAAATCAATACTTTTCTGGAAAAAATCCTGACACATGGCCAAATGGAGATAAATTTGGTTATAGCATATCTGTTTTATGTGACGCTCATGTAACAAGACAAACTCCATTAAATATTAGAAAAATGAGAGTTGGAGTAACAGACGATAATCAATCATATAAAGGATTTTAATGCCTAGATACCGCAGACAAAATATCGATAGAACAACAAATAAACCAGAATTAAATAAAACGGTATCTCCACGTCCTGATTTAATTCTTAACAGAGCGGATCAAGTAAGAAGAGACGATGACGTTGTTCGAACACCTAGAAGAACAGTATATGATATTGATTATGCAATTAAATGGTTTATAGAAAATGAAATACAACCACAAGTTGAACATAATGGAGAACTAGTGAAAGTTCCGGTTATATTTGCAAATGGAGAAAAATGGGATAATGTAAGAAGACTAGGATATTTGCGAGATGAAAAAGGAATGTTACAATCTCCTATAATTGTATTAAAAAGAAATACATTACAAGAAAGAGATACATTAAAAAAATTAGATGTAAATAATCCAATTCCTGGAAATCAAATTGTATACAAACAAAAGTATAACAAACGAAATAGATATATAGATGATTTAGTTCCAATACCAAAAAATGAATCAATAGCATCAAAAGAATTATATGCAGTAAATATTCCAGAATATGTTGATGTCGATTATGATATGCTAGTATGGACTGATTTTACAACACAAATTAATGAAGTTATTGAACAAATAATGCCATATGGAACTTTTGCGTGGGGTAATGAATTCAATAAGTATAGAACATTTATAAGAAACATTTCTTTTGAAACAGTAAATACTGCAGGAGATGATAGATTAGTTAGAGCAACAATACCACTAACAGTAAATGGAACATTGTTATCAGAACAAGAATTTAGAATGTCTACAGTACAAAAAAGATATTCAATAAAAAAAATACAATGGGCATTAGTAATAGATGTAACAACAGATATATTTAGTACAACAAAAGTTCCACAAAAATTAATAGATGCTAAACAAAGAATAATTTCTGGAAATAAAGTTATTGTTTCTAATCAATCATCTGGCGGTGGAGGCGGTGGAGGCGGAACAGAAATTACTCCAGCTTTAATGAATTATCTTACACAACTTATAGAAAAAGAAGGAATATTTGTAAGTGGTAATACAATTAATGTCAATGGGGTTCCTAATTATAATACAGTAATTGGCGGAAGAGCAACAGCAAATGAGTTTGACGTTTACATAAATGGACAATATATAGATAAAAATGCATATACATGGAGTCCTTCAAATTTAAGTACTCAAACTATAACATTTGATTCTACAGTATTAGGATATGAATTAGAAGCAGACGATGTTGTAATAGTTAATGGAAGATGGAGCGAATAATGGCTAGAAGATTAAAAGGAAAACAATTAACAAAACATTTAAAATTATCTGGATCATTATCAATATCTGGTTCGGATGATTCACCATTAGCTAATAGAGCAGCTATGACAATCGATGGAGGAATCAATCAAATAGGAACTGATATTACTTCATCTGCAGAAGGAATTATAGATGTAGGATTTTTCCCAACGTCTAGTGTTACAAAAACAATTATTCCTTAAAGTATTTAATTCAAAAGTATTTGATATTTATATAAAAGAAAACATTAAATGGCACAAGTAATTCAACATAAAAGAGGTAGTTTAGAAAACTTAAAAAATGTAAATCCTGTTTTTAGAGGAGAAGTATTATTAGCAACTGGGTCTTTAAATGTCCATTCTTCCGAATTTGGAACAATTTCTCAAAACATAGAAATACAGTTTATAGGAGGATTATCTGATTACGAACCAGTAACAAAATTTTTTACAGGATCTGGATTACCATCTATTACAACTGGTACATTTGGTGATCGATTAGATGGTATTGTTTGGTATGATTCAACTCGAAGACAACAATATGAATTAAATGCAACAGTTACAAATGACGCAGCAACGTCTGCAATATTTACTGGAAGCCATGTTGCAATAAGTCCAGAAGTATCTTCTGATGGTCAAGGAGTTATTGGTACTCCATCTGATACAACATACACTGATGGATTTTTTGATACTTTTACTCCAGCTACTACAATAGGAAATGCAATAGATGAAATTAGTGAAGCATTCCTAGATTTAGCACCAAAAAAAGCAAAAATATTAACAGGTCAATCATTAACAAAAAATAGTCCTAGTACTTTTACTGGTAGATTAGCAGGAGGATTAACATCAGCTGATTGGTATGTAGGTACTAGTGCATATTCTAACGTATCAACATTAACAAGTGCTACGTCAGTACAATTAAGAAGTCCAGATCAATCAGAAACATTTAGAGCTGGTAAATCATCATCATTAGCAGCAAATACATTGGAAGGTGGAGTTTCATCAAGTATTATATCTGGATCTACTCCAGAAGTATTTAGTAAAAGAGCATTTGATCCAGCTGGAGAAGGAATTACTGGAAATATACGTATCTCAGATTTAGATGTATATAACACATTTTGGGCAAAAGCAAATGCTAGAATTGAACACACATTAACAAGCACAGGATCATATAAATATAAAATATTAGCTGATGGAGCTGGAGAAACAAATGTTTATCAATTATGGTATGTAGGTTCTGGAACTAATTATCCTAATATATCAGTAACTGCTCAGTCGCCAGTAACAAGTTCAACATCATTTAATTATTTAAGTGGTATAACATATTTAGCGGGAGCTACATTTGATTTAGCTATAACAGGAAGTGATTTATTTTATCCAATATATGAAACAGGCAATGTACATTTTAATTCCACAAACTTTTCAGCAAATTTAGCAACTGGAAGTCAAACATCAGATCAGCCACAATATAATGACATATTAGAATTAGATGTACAAAGATCATTAAAACAAAATATTAATACTGCTCAATCATCACCAACAGGTACAGTTACTGTTGAAAAACCTGGAAAGTCAGATGCATCTGCTACATATACATTAACTGAAATGTTTGTTAATTCATATACTTCTGCAAATAACGCTGGATCTACTAATTCTGGAAACTCACATGCAGAAGCATTTTTACATGAATCACATCGTTTAAATAATTTGCAAGGAGGTGTATGGAATAGTCAAACTACATTATCAGATGGAAATTTAGAATCACAAAATGGTAGATTAATTGCCGGCAAATTTGGCTCTTCTGCATATTCTGGATTTGTCGACGGTACAAATGCTGACACAGATTATGCTGTATATTTTAGAAGATCAGATCCATCGTCAGATAATAGACAAAGTGGAACATTTTCAATATCAAGAAATACAAATGCATTTGCATCATCAACTCCTATATCTCCATGGGATTATCAAGGAGCAAATCCATCAGATGCAGTATTACAAGTTTCATTAATACTATCAGCTGATGTTACTGGAGCACAATCAACAAATGCTGTATATGATTTAGGTAGATCAGTTGGTGATAATTCTGGTACAATAAAAGGAATTAGAAACACTATTACAACAAATAATAGTAGTACTTATACAGTTACATGGGCATTGCCATCAGGAATTAGTACAGGAGTAGCTGCTTCTGGATATGTTATAGTTTGGATTCGTTACAAAGGAACAAGTGCAAGTGATTATTTAAATAATTTTAGTATAACATATTCATAGGATAACAAAGAGACATGGCAATAAATAAAGAAGATAAGTCGTTTAAGATTCTCATTAATAAAGAATTTACTGATCCAAATAGAGCATTCTTTCAAGAAAATACAGTAAGTACATTAGATATAAACGATACAGAAGTTTATACTTCTCCAATTACTTCTGATACTGCCAGTGCAATATCAAACGGATTTGCAAAACAACATACACAATTTATATTAACACCAGACGGAACATTTCCAAATAATGCATTCTATTTTATTTCTGGATCTGGATTTACTCCTGGTAGTGATTCAATACCTTCTTTTTCATCTAGTCCAGAATTATATCAAAGAAATTTTTTAAGTGATAAATATGGTGCAAACTATGAAATAAAATTATTTGAATCTGATGGTACTCAAATATTTAAAACAGACTCTATAAATTGGATATTTGATTATAAAACAGGTATACTTCATATAGCAGATCCAGGAAGTAAAAGTACTCCATATAAAGTTAGTATTTTACAATATACTGGTGAAACATTAAGCGGATCATTAGCTAATGAAAGAGATGGAAATATTTGGAAACAAACCGGATCTGCATACACTACTCAAAACAATATTCAAATAACTGGTTCATTAGGTGTAACTGCAGGGATATCCGGATCATTTTCTGGATCAGGCGCAGATCTATCTGGAATACCTGCATCAGGTATAGTTGGATTGGAACTATTTAAAATACAATCCGGCTCAGTTTCTACTGCAGTAGATGTAGGATCTGAGGATATATTTACAGTTAATAGTGGTTCTACTAAATTAGTAAGTCTACAATCAAATGGCGATTTTAAAATATCTGGAAGTTTAATTGCAGAACAATTAGTTATATCATCTTCTGTAATGTATATGACTCAATCATTTTCTTCTGGATCAACTATATTTGGAGATACATTTGATGATACTCATCAATTTACTGGATCATTATTTTTTACAGGAAGCGGAACATATACATCAATGAGTCAAGCAACATACAGTGAAATTGCATACCAAGACTCTAGAGGTGGATTAAGATTTAGTCATGTAATAGATGGAGGATCGTTTTGAGTAATATCATACAATTACGAAGATCTCTAATAGCAGGTACTAGACCAGTCGACCTAGAGGATGGAGAATTATCTGTAAATGTATATGATGGAAAACTATTTTTTAAAAGAAATGATGGTTCAACATCAATCGAAGAAATTTTTGTAACTGACTCTTGGGTAACAGGATCATTACAATTTAAACAAGAAGACACAAACAATGATATATTGCTAATACGTGAAGTAGATAACACAAGAGCATTAACAGTTACATCTCAAAGTGTATTAGTAGTAAAAGAACAATCTTTAACACCAGAAGCTGCCGAAGCTGGAATAATGTATTCCGGAAGTAATTTTTGGTTAGGATTGGAATAATGAAAATATTTTAACAATATATTTATAATAAAATAAAAAATACTTTTAAAGGAGAATAAATGGCAACTTGGAAAAAGGTCATCGTATCAGGCAGTAATGCTGATTTAGCACAAATAACATCATCAGCTGGAATTTTAAATTCCGGAGACTTAAGATCATTAGGAGATACTTTCTTAGGAAATGCACAGTCTGACGCTCATCATATTACAGGATCAATAGTATCAATATCTGGATCTCTTCTCAGAATGACTGGAGATACTCCAAGAATTGCATTAAGAGATGACCCAACATCTCCAACTGAACACGTTTCCCTAGGCTTTGCTGGAGGTGGTGGACAACTAACACTAACAGATAGTGCCGGAAATACTAAAGCTAGAATATCCAATGCAAACAACAATTATTTAGATCGAAATTTAAAAATAGGTGGAGGATTTGGAAATCCATCTTATAAGTTAGACGTACAAGGTGATGGACGTTTTTTAACTAATTTATTTGCTAGCGGAAGTTTACGAGTAGGAGATAGTGGAGCAGATTCACACATGCTGTCAGGATCAGTAGGTATAAACATGCTAGGTAATTTTGAAGTTCAAAATAATGTTGGAATGCACTTCAAAGTCGAACCTGGTAACAATACAGTTCAAATTCATCCAGATAACGCAACACGTAAAACATTTATTAACACTAACAGCCAAATAGGTTCTGGCATTGTTAGTATAGCTTCATCTGTTGCAACTAGCGATTCTGTTACAATAGGCGTAGGACAAACAAATACAGCCGCAGCATTATTTGTAACAGGATCAAGTAGATTTTCTGGATCTGTAGTTATTGATGGTACATTAACAGTTACATCTGACACTTTACAAGAAGATTTACAAACAACAGGAACTACTCAGCTTGGTAATGATATGTCTGACAAGACAGAAGTTACAGGATCTTTAAATGTTACTGGATCTAGTTTCTTTCAAGGAACTGGTATTTTTAGTGGTTCAAGTGCAAAAGTTACAATTGATCCATATTCATCAGATAATATTATTACTATAAAAAATTCAGTAGATTCATCAACCGATAAAATAGTATTTTTAAAGAGTGATAATACAGAAATGGCCAACCTGGCAAATCGAGGCTCTAGAGCTGAATTAGTATTAAAAAATAATGGCGCTGATAGCATAAAAATTTCTAACTTTAATAATAGTTTCCATGCACCTAATTTTGCAATAGGATCAACTTCAGAAGATACAAATAATACATTATCTGTAACAGGTAATATCAAAGCAACAACAGGTATTACAGGATCTTATTTAACTGATAACAAATTATTAACTGCCGGAAGTGTAGGACAAATTGAATCAAGTGCAATAACTTGGGATGATACCACATTAACAGTAGGATCATCAGGAGCAGGCCATGTTTATGCAACTCAAGTAACTGCATCAGAAGTTAAGATATCTAGTTTAGCAGCTGATAGAATTGTATTCACAAATGCTGATAAACAATTAGAAGATTCCACAAATTTACAGTATGATGATGATGGCGGATTAAATGTAGGCGGAAAATTAACATTAACAGGTGATTTACAAGTTTCTCATAACTTAACCGTACAAGGAACAGCATCATTCCAGCATACCGAAGATTTAGATGTAGCTGATAGATTCATAAGAATGGCATCAGGTTCTACCTCAACAGGGGATGGTGGTATAGCTATACAGCAAACAGGTCCTACCGACACAGAAGGCTTTGGATATGATAGTGGCCAATCTAGATGGGGAGTTACTTCATCGTTTGATGCATCACAAAATGCATTAGCACCAGTAGCATTTATGCCATTAGCAATTAACGGTACTGATAATAATCCTACTTCAAATCAAGTAGCAAATGAAACTAGATATAAAAAAGCAGGTAATATTTATATCGATACTGATGCTACAATGGAAGAAGGTGGCGTTTGGATATATGTATAACAAATGTTAACAAGGTTACAAAAATTTATGGGTTTTTCAGCAAAAAATGTCGACGTTAAAAATCAATCAAATAAACGAGTAGAAAAACAAAAATTGCCTACTACAAAAGAATCTATATCCCCATTAACTAAAACAGAAATAATCTGGTTAATGGGGTTAATTAAATCTGGTACTTTTAAAGGCGAAGATGTTCAAACTGTATATGAAACAGTTGTTAAGTTACAAATCATGTTAAATCAATCATAGTTTGTATTTGATCTTAGAAAATAAATTATTATAATATTTATATTAAATTGTTGTAGGCCGAAAGGAAGTAGGCATATACACGGCATAGTGTATGTATCTAACCACAATAAATTAAAGGACATATATGCCAAATTGGAAAAAGGTCGTTGTATCTGGAAGTGCGGCCAATCTACATTCTTTAAACGTATCAACTGATGTCACTGCATCAAATATAAGTTCTAGCGGCAATATATTCGGAAATTTATCTGAAAACTCATCCACATCATTTAAAACAGTTGTAGTAGATCCATCCACCGGTCAATTTTATAGAACAGGCTCTTATGGAGGAGGCGGAGGAGCAGGAGGAGGATCTAGTACCGATTTCACACAATCTTTATTTGTATCACCATCTGGAGATAATTCAACAGCTGTAGTAGGGGATATGTCAAAACCATTTGCGACAATATTAGGAGCAACAGGGTCAGCAAATCCAGGCGATACAATTATAGTATATCCAGGTAAATACATTGAAAATAATAATTTATATAAAGATGGAGTTAATTATCATTTCATCGATGGTGCTGTAGTAGAATCTACAGATCCTATAGAACCAATGTGGGGTGGAGGATCTGGACAATCAAATTCAGGTATCCCTAATTTTTCATCACCTATAAGCATTACCGGTTATGGAGAATTTATTAATAGGTCGACTACACACATGAAAGCAGCTATATTTTATATAGGAGCTCCTTCAGGTATTATAGAATTTAAAAAAGCTTTTCGTACAGGCATAGCTGGGTCATATAGTAGTGTCGCTGTCTTTCAGCAAAATCTAAATCATGACCCCCATGGAGCATTAACTGTTAAAGGAGATGCAGAAAATTCTGGATCAGGTGGAAATTTAGGTACTGTAGTTGGATTTTCTTATGGTAATATTAATGCTGAATTAGTAGTAAGACAACATAAAGGTGCAGGTACAGCAGTGAAAATTTGGCAAGGCACTTCCGATATAAACGCAAACATGGATGTGTATTCAGAAGGTATGGCAGTAGATGTATATGCTAGGACATCTGGATTAACAGTACTAAAAGGAAGATATGAAACATTAACTTCAAACCAAGGTACATATTATTGTATTGATGCTGGATATAATTCTAGAGGTAGTACTTTAATAGATGCTGAAGTACGAGGATCTATAAAAATAGAAAATGGACCTCAATATGAAGGATCTACAACTATTATGGGATATCAAGAAGTAAGTAATTCTCCTGGAGGAGCTGCTTGTGTCATTATAGACGGACAAAATCAATTATCTCAAAGAATATACTCAGGTCAACCTGCATTTAAAGTGACAGGCGGACAAACAACATTTGATGGTACGGTACGACATACAGGATATAATTCAAAGGTATTTGATATTTCTGCAGGAACGTTTAATTGGAAAGGTACATGCACAGGAAATACTTCATTACCAACAACAAGAACAGATCCAAATGTAGTTTCCGGAGGAGAATTAATTATAGAATCTCAATTTGAATGTTTTTCTCAACCAGATAATGTTAACAATGAATATATGTTTAATTTATCCGGCGGGACACTAGATATTAGAAATAAGCTTAGAAACAATATAAATTCTTTAAATAATGGAATTATTAATATGACAGGCGGATATCTACGAATGAATGGCGCAGAGCTAGTCCATGCTACTCAAACAGGATCTTTTGCTTATGCTATCGATTTAAATAACGCAGCACATTCTGGGTCAATATTAAATAATTGTTTCACAAATTTAACACCATTTGGAAATACTGGATCATTTACTAACGAAATTGTAGGAGGCGGCACCTTATTTGAGTCGCACAAATTATATTAGGATATTTATAAGAAATGGCATTTACATCATCATATACACCGGGATTAATTCAGCAGTCAGAGTACTATTATGGAACTCCAGAAATGACTCCTGGATTATCAGGATCTTTCTCTGGCTCATTCCAAGGTGATGGTTCTGCTCTAACAGGAATATCTCCATTCCCATTTGCAGGCGACGGAATTATTTCTGGATCACTTCTTATATCTAGTTCCAATGTAGGGGGGGTATCAACATCTTCATTAACACTACAAGGATCGGGATCTACTATATTTGATATACAAGGTTCTCAAGGTCAATTATTTTCTGTAACAGACGACTTAATTCATGACGTATTTAATGTGTCAGATATATCTGGTGATACTCTTTTAAAAGTTTCAGGCTCTGGATTAGTTGAAATACCAGTAGGAAATTTATCTGGTAGTGCAACATCTACTGC